CATCAGCAGCAGCTAGGACTTCACCAGCGGTAAAGGTTTTTCTTGGCATTGGTTTCCTTTTGTCTTAGTTTAGTTTACTACTCGTAGGCAAGTCGGTCATTGTCCAGCTCACCGAGTACCGCGTCATCTAGGATAAAGACCGCAAAGTCTAGGCGCTCTAGGGCAAAGCTGATGTTCTTGCTACCAGGAGTCCAATCGTGGTTTACCCCAATGATTCGGCAGTATTGCTCAATAGCTGGCGGGATGTCAGAAGGCTCGAACCGAACCTGAACGATGTCACCGATTTCAAGGTCTAGCACCTTGTCTTGGTTTACGGTTGTCAGGGTGTCTAGGACTACTGTGACGGTCTCAAAGCGGTACTGAGGCTCTTTGTAGCGAGCTAGGAAGAAGTCAGCTAGGAACTGTAGCTGCTCAGGCTCCTGAATTAGTAGTCCTGATTGGCTTAGAGTTCTTGGTCCGTAGACTGCCTGAGAAGTCGCATCCTCAGCAAAGGCTTCTTCTGGGAAGACATCTGCGTTTGTTAGGGCAATTCTGTTGTAAAGGTTCTCTGATCCATAAATGATGTTTACATCGGCAAACTGAATACCTGTGTAAACGCCTGCAACTACTTCGTCTGAGAACACGATGTCAGGGGTATTCGGGACAGCGTTTCGCTCGCGGAAGACAACCTTGCCATCCTTGCCCAAGAACAAAGTACCGAACTCTGAGTTGGCTACAAGCTGTAGATACTCAAGGGCGGCCGTGCCTTCTGCAACATCAGCATCAAGCATTAGCGAGTTGCCTGCGTCAATTTCTCTTAGTTCAGCAGGCCAGTCAATTTCAGGTCTATCTAGGACTGTGTTTATGCGAGCGCCTGATAGCTCTGAGTCGGGGGTAAACTCCTCAAGTCCTGCGTTAGTAAGAACCGAAAGAGCGTCAGAAGCGTCAATGCGGACAACAGACTGCACGCCTGGCTCGTACTGAATGTCAAAGTCATCTACAAAGCCGATAAAGACTGGCTGGTCGTTGCTGGTGACTCGAACCGAACGCCTAGGAATAAGCTGACCGAAATATGGACTGTTTTCGTATAGCGGGTCAAAGGTTCTGTCTGAGTTATCTACTGTGACCGAAAGTACACCAGCGTCAATGCGATCTAGGGCTTGTGACTTACCGCGCCGAATCTGGGCTGTGACAAGTCTTGGAGTGATGTCAAAGAAGCGCTCTCCACCAAGAGTAAAGCTAGTGCCGTCAAGTACGCCTCGCGTTGCGCTGTCGAGAACAAAAGCGTATGGGTCGCGCTGACCTAGGTTTAGACCAAGCTCAACCTTGACTGCGGGAGCTGGCATTACGCACCCTGCCAGACAGCACCAGAAGTGCGCTCGTAGTCTTTGATAGCGTCTACGATGGCTTTACCGATAGTTGCTCCAGAACCGACTCCACCTGTGACGGTGATGTTGTAAACGCTTTGCTGTCTTTGAGTGTCAAATAGCGACTTAACGCCTGTGGTAGCTATTTCAGAAGCTAGTGAGCCAGCCTGCATAAATCCTGCATTTAATTCACCTAAAGCCCCTGCACCGCCAGCTACAAGAGCAGCAGCAAGCCTAGAGCCAGCTACGGGACCAGCCTGGATAACCTGCTGTAGCAAGGCGGGGTCAAGACCCATGGTTGCAAGGTTCCTGACATTGGCGCTAAAGTCCCTCATCTTGGCAAGAAGCTTATTCATGTTTCGGATGATAGCGTTTGTAGATCCGCCAAGTCCTGTGATATCAAAAGCCCCCAGAATCGCACTCCTGATGCCAGCAAATGTGCCTTTTATTGACTCTAAAAAGTTTGCGTAAAGTTGGTCTAATGCTGCAAGACGGGCTATTTCTGCTTGTCGCAGTTCTTCTGCTTGTCTGCGAGCATCTTCAGCCAAACGGTTAGATTCAGCGGCCGCTTCATCGCGTCTCTTATTTACTTGGTCAATACCAGCATCGTATAGAGCATTTAGCCTGTTTACTTCTGCTATGCCACTTTTGCTAAGCTGACCGTTCTTTTTAGTAACGCTCTTGATAAAGGTATTGGCTGCCACAACTGGCTTACTCATAGACAAAATGTTGTCTACTACACCTTGTTTGAGATTCAGACCAAGCAACTGAGTTTGTTTTTCAGCTTGTTTCTTGCTTAGGTTCAGGGTTTGGTTAAGCTGTTCTATTGGGCTAAGGACTTCTTTTTCAAGAGCCTTGCTACTGCCCCCACCGCCATCGCCACCGCCGCCGCCTTTGCCGCCACCACCAGGTTCCGTAATTTCAGGCAAACCAGCCTGCATACGCATCCTACGCATTTCATTAGCGGATTCTCTTGCAGAAATTCTAATTCCGAAAAGCTGTGTTTTGAGGTTATCTAGCTTTGCGCTATCTGCATCTGCAACAGCATCTCGCATTGCTTTGATTGAATCACTAGCAGTTTCACCGTTTAGGCGAATGTCCTTTGCTCCGTCTGCAACCGCCATAAGCTCTTTACGCATGGCAACATAGTCGGTGTTATCGAACTTCTCACGGTTAGTAAAGAAGTCGTTTATAGCTATTCCAGCTACCTGAAGATGAATAATGACATCTTCTAGTGATCTCATAAGGTCGTGTACAAAGTCCACAACGCTTCTGATTACTAATGCACCAAACTCAAAAACATCAAAGTTGAAGTCTTCCGCGCCCATTGTTTGAGCAAGTGATTCTGCCTGGATGTTTAGAGCAGCAAAGCTCTCACCAAGTTCTGTAGTAGGATCCATAGCGTCATTGAAAATGCCAACAACACCCTCTAGTCCCTCTGCAATGCTCTCGAACATGCTAATTAGCAATGGAGTTATTTCTACGAGCATGATTCGTAGCGCTTCGTTTAGGTCTACTACCGAAGGAAGAAGTGCAGTACCAATCTGTGCCTGCATGTTCTCAAAGGTTGCACCAAGCTTCTTTTGCTCTGTGTAGAGACTTCCGCTTTGTCCTGTAAAGGCTCCCATTGCATCGGCAGCTCTTTGGTACAAAAGCTCCAACCGAATAATCTGCTCAGCATTACGGCGAGCAGCACCTTGGAGTTTGTCTTGTCCTCTTGCAGCAAGCTCAGAGTTAATTTCGCTCTGCTTCATAGCGACACCGAACTTCTCAATCGGGTCGTACTCACCACGGAATAGTGCGGTCATACCAAGCAAAGCTTCTTGGACATCGTAGCCATACAAGGCAGCTAGGTCAGTACCGAGTGTTACAAGATTTTTTGTTTCCTTGGCAACATCGCTCATGGCAAAGCCAGATTGCTTTAGAACCGAACCAATGAATACAGAAGCCTTGGCAGCCTTGGACTGACTTAGACCAAGATTTTCAGCATCTTTGGCAAACTGATTCATGCCAGGAGCTAGGTCATCAAAAACAGTATTTAGGGCGTAAAGGTTTCTTTCAAGATCACGAGCAGAGGTAATAGCTTCTCTACCGAATTGAATAGCCTTAGTTGCAACACCAAATGAGGCTAAGGCCGTACCAACCTTGCCCAAGATAGAACCAAATGAGTTAGTCTGTTTGCCAAACGCCCCTAGTTGCCTAGTGGCTTGAGTAATTCCATCGCCTTTGAATGTGCTGACCACATTCAAGAACATTTGGCTCATTTGCTAATCCTGTCTATGTTTGCTTCTATAAATTTTACGGCTTCCCTAATAGCCATTTCTGCCTTGATTTTTACGGCTGGGATTGACTTGTCAAAACCTGGATAAACATTTCTCGACTTACCCTTAAGGCTTTTTTTCTTTACTGCTCCAAGCTTTCTGATAAAGCTACCGACTGAAAAATAGGTAATTCTGTGCTGACGGCTAACTTCAGGACCGCCAAACAAACGAATGTTGTACGGGCGGCTAAGCGAGCGACCCCTGTAATTTTGAGCCAAGTCTGTCAGTACCGTAGCTGCTGACCGAACCACCAGCCTTACGATACCTGTTTGACCTTTTTTCGCTCTTTCTAGGGTTTGTAGCAAAACTGATTGGTAAGGATACCTTTTCACTCCAGATACGGGGCCGCCAGTTGAGCCATAGTTAGTACCCCAACCAGTACGACCACCGTGTAGCATACCGTTGCTGATGCGGTTTCTTCTTTTTGTATCAGAGATTGGGCCTTTTGAACCTATAGTTAAAATCTCATCCCTAACTGATTTTTGTGCTGGGCCACCTATCTCTCGATAGCGCTTTTTAAGTTGTTTAGCTTGAGTCGGATCTATCAGCTTTAGTTGCTTGATGACTTGCTTGTAGTCGGTGGCATGTACTCGGACACCACCCGTGGGGCTACCGTAAATTTTCAATGCCATGTATTCCGCCTGTCTAAGCTAAGTCTACCGAACAAAAAAGAAGCACCCCGAAGGGTGCTTCTTCTCAGCGCTTAGGTGCTTGGTGCGTGGCTCGCCATACAAGATAGCGACCCATGGTCCAGAGCATCCGATCATCGAGCTTCATAAGCTCTCTGGGACTAATGCCTGTCTCGACAGCTAATGTGGCAAGATACCAATGAGCTGAACTGTCACCAAGCCCAACTATTTTTTTTGTTCAGACGGGCTAACACTTTCTACAGTGTCCACCCACTCCTCAAACGAAAGAGTAGTTGCTTTAGTGCGGGACTCGCTTGCCCAAGCTAGGAAAAGCAAGTGAGTAATCTTGATGTTGTTTTCAAGACTGGCTATTGACATGTCAAACCTGGTTTCAAGCTTTACCATGTCAGATGGATTGCAAATGATTTCTTTTAGCTCATCTGGTTTAGCAGAGTAAGCAACTTGTAGGTTTAGTCTCATTCTTTTATCCTAGTGGATTACGCTGCTGCTGTGGCTCTAGTTACTGCGCCATCTACAGGCCATGTAACTGAAAGGGTAGCCAAATCGCCCACTGCACCGCTGTAGGGGGTATATTGCGTTACAAGCGCGTTGAACTCGTACTGCGGATTTGTGGCAGTAACGGTTCCAGAGGTAGGTGCAATCTTGACTGCAACTGTAGATCCCAATAGTGGGAACAGTAGTGCGTCTACGGCTCCTGCACCGAAGTCCTGCATGAAGTCAAGGGATACTGAAGCATCCTTTAGGCCACCAATGCGAGTGCGGTAAGAAGAACCAAAAGCGGTTGTCTCTACTTCGTCTGCTGTGATGTCAAGGGTTACTGAGTTTACTGAAGTGCTGAGGTTTGCGGTTCCTACGGTAATTTTGTAATCCGCAGCGTAAAACTTTGGCATGTGTATTTCTCCTAGTTTGCTAAGACTGTGACCGTGAAGTCAGCAGCCAGGTATGTGTTGTCATTTAGTTGAATTGAACCAATCGAGTTCAATGAAGCTACTCGGCAATCGTAGGCTTTACCGCCAAGGCTCTTGTCTAACTCTATCGCATTTTTGATAGAGTTTGTCCCTGTTGAAATGTACGTGTCTAGCGCTCTTTGAGCAATACGCTCGGCTGAACGACCCACAATCACCGTGACCGTAAAGTTGTACTCTACTAGCCCCTTGGCGTAGGCCCTGTCATAATTGACCGAATCCAAAGACACAATAGCTATTGGTGGGTTTGGGTTATCTGGAATCTCTGCGGCTGTGCGAAGACCAGTAATGGTTGCAAGGTTGGTTGCAATCCCAGCGCGGATGTCTGAGATAGATGCCATTAGCTGAAGGTCCTCATAATGCGGTAAGGCATTACTAGCTGCTCAACATCTGGGTCTAGTGCGCGACCAACACGGATAGCACCAAGATCACCAAAGCCTGCAACACCGAGAGGTGAGTCTAGGCGCTTGTAGATTCTGGATGACTGAATAATAGTTGCTTGAGTCACAGCGATTGGAACTGCTGACCAGCCCCACACGCCAGTCACACGAACAAGGGCTTGCTCGCCAAGTATGTTGAATAGCAAGTCATCAGTAGACAGGATGCTTGTGTATGGAACATTTAGTCCATCTTGCTTTCCGTTTACTGGGCGTAGCTGGTAATCTGCTGTTCCCCAAGTGACATACACGCTACCAATTTCATCAGTTGTCTTTAGCTCAGACAGGCTAATCAAATCGTCAATGATTGTCAGGTAAGAATCTGCTGCAACAAAGTCTCTGGTTGCGGTTCCTGCGTTGTAAAAGTACCGATAGGTATAGCCGTCAATAAGTCGTGAAGCAGACTCGATAGCCATTTCTAGTAGAGAGTCATCTACGCTGTCTGTAATGCGGAGTGCGCCTTTTACTTGAGCTAGGGTCGCATATCCATTGGTGATTGCCATTGGTTTCCTTTGCTAAATCTAGGTCTAGTCTATCGCCTAAACAGCATACGCTCTTTGATGCCTGTGGAGCTGATGCCTGGTGTGTAAGGTAGAAATCCAAAGCCAACCCCATTGGTTTCTAGCCATTCTCTAGTAAAACCCATCTGAGCGTTATAGTCCTTATCCGACCAATCTGTACCAGTGATTACAAAGTCAGCCCTAGCCTCAAGTATTGCTGGTTTAGAGTCCTGTCCGCCATAGTTAATAATTACTTCATCCACATACTTGCAACTTTCAACAACTGCTGCTCTTTCCTCAGTGGTCATAACAGGCGCTTTACCCTTGAACTCTTGTACGAACTCGTCTGTGTTTATAGCAACAATTAGGGACCCATCCTGACCCGCAAACTCTTTTAGTCTGCGTAGCATTTCGACATGACCCCAGTGGAACAGATCATAAGTTCCGCCATTGTAAATTCTTAGTCCCATTTGTTGTTTTTCCTGATTTTTAGACTCCAGTTGCCCTCTGAATAGTCATTTTCAAGCACTTTTTGTTCAAAAAGTCGCTGATTAGCGCCAAAACTGACCGAATTTTTGCTTTCAAAGCCACTTTTGAGCGTAGAGCTGTTCTCGTGATGTATTTTTGCCTCAATTTGCTTGATTTCAAGCCCTTTATGCCTAATTCTGCGCTCATAATCGTTATCATCAAAGTAAACGGGGTAAAAACGCTCGTCATAAAGCCCAGCTTCTTCTACAATCTTGCTTCCAAGCACGATAGATGCCCAATCTGGCGTTATGTCTGGAAATAAAAGTGTTTCTGAGTCAGCTTCCTTGGCAATAATCTCTAAAGCGCCGTTCTCAAACCAAGCATCATCGTTTATCAGCACCCAGTAAGGCGCGTAAGGTGTAGATTTTACAATCAAGTTCCAGGCTCCAACTAAGCCCAAACCGAATGGCACTCTGATTAGCCACAGGTTTTTTACTTTGTCTGGCTTGCTTGGTTGCCAAGATTGAGTACCAGAATTGTCCACAATTACTAGATGCTCTACTGGATAGTCAATAGAAGCCAGCAATCTCTCCGCTAGGTCAAAGCGCTTCAGCGTACAGAAGCCTAAGACTGGAATCACTTAAGTAGCTTCTTTAGTGCTGGTGTCCAATACTTATCCCACACGACATCGTGGTCGTACTGCTTAGCAAACTCAATAGCTTTATCGGATTTGCCTTTTCCTCTTTCGTAAGCTTCTTCTAATGCCTGCACAATTAGTGGAACCGAAGGTATGGTAAAAAACGAGCCTTGAGAGTTGTCGTACAAAGGCTGACCGCCAACAGTCCATCCTTCGCCTACTAACTCAGCCGAAGCAGCAAAGTCAGAAACAATTACTGGCACGCCACAGGCTTGAGCCTCAACTGTTGGAATACCAAATCCCTCTCCATAGCTTGTGGCAAGCATTACATCCCAAGCACTATAGATTCCAGCTAGGTCTTCTTGGCTGATACCAAATCGGTAGCTGACAGGATCTACAAAAGCCATGTTGTCCTTTGGAATACCTAGAATCTCGCCAAGCGACATTAGGTTCCAACCGTGACCGCTAACTGGGTCTGTGTGAATGTAAAGCATTGCGTCTGGGTGCTTTTTGACAAAGATAGAGAACGCCATAAGGTTTTCGCCAAAGGCTTTGCGATGAATAATGCCGCCAGACTTATTAGCCGCGTTCATGCCGACTACAAAGCGGTCCTTGCCAAAGCCCATGTAATCTTCGATTGACTGACCTGCAATCTTTTCTCTGCGATTGAAAACCTTGGTATCTATAGAGTGCGGAATGTAGATGGAATCTATGCCTTTAGCTTGCAGCTCTTTCTGACCAAATTTTGACATAGCAAGAGGCGTGACATTTTCTTTTGCACTCCACTTGGCTACGCCTGGTGGAACTGGGCTGTGGTCAATCGGTGTCCACGAAGCTACATTCAGGCCATCCCAAGCCTTGCCCTGAAACACCCACACATCGTAAAGAGTAATTAGCAAGTCGGGTTGTTTTTTGTTTAGCGCTCGCCAGTGCTTGTGGCCCAAGATAGCGGAGTCATTTGAATAAACATCAGTTCCACGCGGATAGACAGGCACATCGCCGTATTCTGTGGCAAATTCAGTCTTGATGCCTTCATTGCCATAGTTGGAAATAGCAGCTACATCTGCGCCGTCTCTTTTTAGTCTTTGTATAAGTGCTTCAGTAGCAATGCCGTAGCCTGTAGGTTGTCCAGGTGAATTTGAGAATACGGAAACAGTCCCTTTTATTTTAGACATGTAGGTTGCCTTTCTTTGTCCCCAGCATAGCAAAAGAAAGACCCCCAGCGAACCTACACGCTAGGGGTCTTTCAGCTTTTTAGCTAGGGTTTAGCTTGCTCCACCCTTGTACTTCACAACGTGTGAAGCGTGGGTTAGGTTTCCGTCTACGCGCATGGTGACACGGAATGTGGTTACATCCTTGTCGAACGCGAAGTCACCAGACTGTGCAATCTGGATTCCACCTGCGGTGCGAACCTTGTAGCTAGGCATGTGTCCAAATCCTAGAGAGAAAGCGGCTGTGCCAACGGCTGCAACTGCTGGGTTCTCGTAGACTGGGTAGCCAAGTAGGGTAGCTGGCTGGTTCTGAGCAGCGTTTCCGCCTTCAGTCCAGATGTAGCGACCATCGCCATCCTTGATCTTGCGAAGTGCAGCAAGACCAGACTTTGCGGTGATGAATCCAACACCAGGAAGCAAGCGTGCCTGTCCGTCTAGTGCGTAAACCAAGTCCACGATGTTCTCGTATGTTGGCGCACCAGATACTCCAGTTCCGCCAGTTACAGCAGAAGAAGCAGCGGTCATAACACCAGTAGGCTCAACGGTTCCAGTTCCAGTGGTTAGACCAGTGTTTACTGCGAAACCGATTGAGTTACCAGCCTGCTCAGCGATGAGTGATGATAGGTCGAAACCTGCATCGTTCAATAGCTCGTTAGCCACAGGTACTAGGAAGCTGTACTTGAAAGCTCCCAAAGTGATTGAGCTGAATACTGGGTCAGAGTCAGAGATCTGAACACCCTGTCCCTTGATGGTCGCGGTTGAGCGAGCAGTTAGGGTCGGGATGGTTAGGTTCTCACCAGTTGAAGTGTTGATAACTTCACCAAGCTCAAGCATTGGACCAGCAAGTCTAGCAATCTGGAATACCTGGTCGTAAAAGGATTTTGGAACAGTGTTGTCAGAGCTGGTAAGAGTACGCTTTTCAGACTTGAACTCGTGACCGCCACGGATTTCTCCCATAGCGATTGAGCGAAGAATGTCAGACTCTGACTTACGGCTTTCCTCAACGGTTGTGTTTAGTGTTGCAGCAGCTTCGTAAGCACGGTTCTCGCGCTCGGTTAGCTTGCGTGCGGTGTCAATCGCTGCATCGCGCTGGTCAATGTCAGCCTCAATGCGAGCAATCTTTTCGCTTTCCTCAGATGATAGTCCGCGGCTCTCGGCAGTAGCTAGGTCTAGGACCTCGCGTGCCTGAGCAATCAAGTTGTTGCGAACTTCTACCTGAGACTTTACAAATTCAGACATTTAGTCTCCTTGAATAGTTATTGGTAGGGGATTCCTGCGGTGCTAACACTCAACAGATACAGCGGTGCTAACACTCAACTGCTATGACAAGTCTATTAGTTGGAAAAAACACGGTAAAAGAAAAGGCCCCCCACCAAGGAAGGGAATACTTGGTGAGGGGCAGGAAATCAGTTTACCTGATTTCTTTAGGTTCGACAACCCTGACTTCTTTAGCAGGTGTCGAAGACTTTTCTTCTAGGGCAACTACAGCATCGGCAAACTCGTCTGCCATCTCAGCGATAACGCCTACTGATGGGTTGCCAGCCGCCTTTAGGATAGCGTCTTTGATTTCTTGTTTGGTAGCCATTTAGATCCTTTTCAATAGCAGGTCAAGTTGTTTCTTCTTTAGGTCTAGCAGAGCAAGACCGTTATCTTCAGCGCCGACCTCAGCTTCAGGCTGCTGTCTTAGCTTGCCAACGACATCTGTAATCAAAGAGGCCGACTTTTCATCCAAGTCTTCACCTGACTCTAGCTTTAGAAGTGCGTTAGCAAGTTCGTCTGGGTCAATAGTAGGTTGCATAGACCTAACAGTAGCAGTGGTGGATGAATATGCTGGGAAGGTCACAATGCTTACTTCGTGCAATCTGACAGACTCAAGAGTTCTGACCGAACCATTTTCGGACCAAGAGTCTTTGATGACATTGAAACCAAAAGACATACTGTCAATTACTTTTGAACGCAAAAGCTCGGCAACATCTTTCCCGCGCGTGGTTTTTGGTAGTCGAGCTTTTACTTTGAGTCCGTAGCGGTCCTCGGTAAGCTCTAGGCTTCCACCGCGGACCGAAGCAAGTGGCTCGTTGGTGTCGTGGTTCCAAAGAAGTTTGATTTCGTTTCTTGACTGTAGCGAGCGCTTGAAAGCACCAGGAGCTACAAACTCACGGAAGCCACCTAGGTCTTCTGAGGAGCTGTTGAAGACCGAAGCGTAGCCTGTGAAGGTCATGCCGTCATCCTCTGACCGAACCTCAAACTTTGTATTGTTAGTGCGGATTTCTGGTTCTTTAGTGTTTGGTTCCCCGTCAATCTTTTTCTGGATTGCGCGAGCTACATCCGCCCAGCGGTTTAGCTTCTCAGTAGTGTCAGTCATAGTTCTTTCCTCTGCTTCAATCCTAGCAACAACACCGTTAGCGTAGCTCATCGCACGCTCAGCAGCTCTCTTGGTTGGTCCTGATCCCCAAAGCAAATGAGCTACCAATCCTGGTCCTGGATACTCAGGGTCATTCCTGTTGGAGTTCTTCGGTGCGTCAAGGTCTGGCATGTGTCGTGCTATCCACGCGCCAATCCGTACCCACTTGTCATCGGATACCTGACCTTGTGCCATTAGGCGTGCTTCGCGGATTGTCTTTTGTGTAAGCCCAGCTCCACCGAATCCTTCTTCGTATAGCTCTAGTCCACGGCGAGCAGCAGCTCTCATGTAAGCAGGGGCCTTCTGGTTTATAGCGCGAGCTTCCTCGTCTGGTTGCCAAGCGTTGCAGTAATAGCCATATTCTATTTCCTC